ATTTAGGTCTATGGACTTACCAGAGTTTCGTATTGATATGAATTTTAATAACATGCAACAATTAGATGATGCAATGACAAGTATTATTAGAAATGAAAAAAGTATAGATGATAAACATGTAAACTTTAATAAACTCGTAGATGTTGAAACCATTCAACACTTTTTATATAGGGACTACCCAGATGAAAGTTAATAGTTGGACTCATTGGCAACCTTTGAAACAAGTTGTTCTTGGAAATGTATTTTCACCAGAATTTTTTGAAGATGTTAAAGATACAAAGTTAAGAGATTCTTTACAAAGAGTCATGTATGAGACTAAAGAAGATTTAGATGGTATCAAGAAGACACTAGAAGACTTAGGTGTTGAAGTTATTCAAGTAGATGATCGTTGGGCAGATAGTCTTGGTTTAAATCCTCATAAGACTTTTGGAGAGTTTTTAGAAAAATCAAAAACATCAAAAGGCCCTATGGCATTAGCAAAACCACTTATGTCACCTAGAGACAATTATATTACTATGGGTAATGATTTACTTATAAGTGCTCAGTACAATCCACAAATGGCAATAGATGGTAAACATCCTTTAGATATGTTTGATGTTGATCTAACTTTAATTAAAGATATGTGGAAAAACATTGGTAGTAAATTAGGTCCATTTAGACCAAATGAACAAGAATTAAAAAATGAGTTGTGGACGGAACAAGAATACTTTGATATAAACATGAAACGAGACCCAGCTGCATTTAGACAGTATGTATGGGAAACTTGGAATTTTGCAGCACCACATATAACAAGAATAGGTGATACAATACTTATTGATGAGGGGCAACATAATTATAGAAAAGGAATTTCAGAATGGTATAATAAATTTAGACCAGACCATAAATATAAATTTAAACTTATTGATATTGGTGGACATAATGATGGTTCTATGAATATACCAAAACCTGGTTTAGTTATTGGTTCACCATGGATGGAAAAAGATTTCTTTAAAGAAACATTGCCTGGTTGGGATTGTTTGATTATTGAACATCCAAATAATTTTGAACAACAGTTTCCAAAAGAATATGAAGACTATAAGGCTAAAAAACGAGCTGATATGCTTTGGTATGTTGATGAGGAAAAAAATAATACAGCATTTGGAAATTTTGTTGATTTATATTTAAAAGAATGGGTTGGATTTATGGAAGAGTCGGTCTTTGAAGTTAATATGTTAAGCATAGATGAAAAAACTATTTTATCATTTAACAAACAAAAAGAAGTACACAATAAATTAAGACAACATGGAATAGAACCTATCTACACTAGATTTAGACATAGACATTTTTGGGATGCAGGTTTACATTGTTTAACACTAGATACAGTAAGGGAAGGTGGTTGTGAAAGTTATCTATGATAAACTTTTGTGTTTTAAAATTTGGTAAAGAATTAAAAGGAAGATCAACAATTGATTTAGTAAATGAAATAGTTGAACCTATAAAAGATATTGCTTTACATTGTTATACAGATAATCATGATGGTATCGATGGTAGATTTAATGTATATGAATTATCAGAGGAAGATAAAGAAAAACATATTCATTGGAACATGATGAAGTTTTTTGACCCAGAGTTTATCGGTGCAAAAGAAACAGATCAAACTATTTACATGGATATTGATGTAACATGGAACAAAGACCCATCGCCTATGATTAATCATGTTATTAACTCTAGTGAAATACTTGGTATTGATAGACATTGGAAAACAGATGAAACAAATGATAATTGTAATTTACATGATAGTTTTTTAAAGTTTAATTCACACGATTTTAAATATATTGCACAATGGTATTTTTCAGACCCAAAATGGTATCAAACACACTATTATGAAAATAAAAAAGTTTCTGTACCTAGATATGGTGTACAAAATTTTATATGGGAAAGTGTCAATAAAGTCGCAGGCAAAAACATAAAATTTCTACCTTCTCACTATGTTATGAAATCTCACAAAGATAAATATAGTATATACGCTGAACAATACAGTAAGAAAACGGGTAGGGACTATTATAAAGACTTTGACGAAGCAATACTGCATTATCTCACATAGGACAGAGGAGTCTGCCTTTGACTAGACAGTCGAAGATTAGACTCAGAAAGAAGCGTTTCATACAACGCTGTAATAGACGAAAAGTCTATCGTAGAATACTACAGGGGTATATTTCCCCCTCATTTTTTGCAAATTTAATTCAAAATATTTCAATTATGGAATAGGACTTGCATCTATTTTTGGTCTAGGGTGTCATTTTTTTGACGCTGATTTTATAAATAGATGTAAAAACTAAATTCTATGAGGGAATATTTTCACATGCTTAAAAAGTCGATAATTGCCATACTATCAGTATATTGGTTGTTCATGATTGTGGCACCTGCGTTTGCAGAAACTAATACAGTATCATCGACAGTAACAGGTACAACAACAGTTGATAAAACACCTGGTACAGCATCAGCACCCAATGTAATGGTAAACAATCAAGACGTATGTTCAACAGGTGTATCTGCCGCAGTACAAACACAGGTATTAGGTGTCGCAGCTGGAACTACAGTTAGAGATTTAAATTGTGAAAGACTAAAATTATCTAAAGCATTATATGGTATGGGTATGAAAGTGGCCGCAGTTTCAATGTTATGTCAAGACGCAAGAGTGTTTAATGCAATGGAAATGGCTGGAACACCATGTCCTTACAAAGGCAAAATTGGTTTAGAGGCCGCAAAAGCATGGGCAGAAGACCCACAGGCAAGACCTGATTACGAGAAGTGGTTAAAAGAAAACAACTTAGAAAAACAAGAAGAGGAATGGAATGATGCTAAAAAGAAAGCTACTGGCCTTAGTATTTTTGGTTTGTTGTTATTCCTACTCTAACGCATACGATCAGCAATATCAAGTAGGTGACACAGGTCCAAATGGTGGCACAGTTACAGATGTAACCATAACATCAGCAATTACTGACTCAACTTCACAGGTTATCGGTGACTTTATAGAGTACACTGACACTTATCTTTATCAAGAAACAATTATTGAATCTATTGAAAGTACAACACAAACAACAACTTTAGTATTGCAAGAAACACAAACCTCTAATTTACTTACAACAGAATTACAAGATACTGGTACAATGACAAATGTTTTTGATTGTAGTACTAAAAATAATTGTTATGGTATGGGAAGTAATGTAGAAATAACTACAGGAAATCAATCAATGAACGGTGGATCAGCGATTGTAGATTTCGATCTTTCAGAATATAATAATATGACAGAGATAGACTATGGTGGTAAAGTATATTCTCATTCGTCAAACGCTACTGTTCCTAATTGTAATCAAACTAATGGTGATTGTAAAGATGAATTTAAAGTAACACTAACATTAAAAAATGGTAATAGTGTTGTAGATACTTATGTTCATAATTATACAAATATGAATTGGCAAGGTGTTCAAGACTATGCGTTTAATCAAGATGTATCTAATAAAACTTTTGATGGTGCATCGCTTGAATTTTACGGAATAGACAGAGGTTATAATACAGGATATTATGGGCCAGGATTTAGTGATGCCTTTCTTCAAGTAACATATTCTCAACTAGTACAACAGATTAATAATATTATTGATTACACAATAATGACCACGATCAAACAAACTCAAGAAAATGTAATTGATTCAGTTTACTCACCACAACCAGTGATAGAGTTTGATTTTGAACCAATAGAAATGGAAGTAGATGTAATTGAATTAAATTTTGAAACATCTACAGATGAAATGATGACTTTTGAAATAGAAATTGTTGAAGTAGAAAACGTTGTAGAAGTAAACATGACAACAGAGTTTGGTGGTGAACTAGAAGTAGAAACAATTGAAACAATAGATGTTGTTGAAATTATGGATATGCCTGATACTGCTATGGAAATGGAAATGCCAGATATTGATATGCAAATGGCAGAATTAGAAATTGAAATGCCAGAGATAGAAATAAATAGTACTGAATCAGTGGAGGTGACAGTAAGTGAAAACAGCGCTACAGAAACTACGCCAGAGACTACAGAAATCGAAGTACAAGAGTCCAATAGTGATGCTGAGCAGTCAGTGGAAGACAACGGAGCAACAGACGAAAGTACAAGTACTGAACCCGATGTACAATCCGAACCTGAGTCAGAGCAAGAAACTGAGCCTGAAACAGAATCCGAACCAGAATCAGAATCAAGTGACAGAGAAGTGGATAACGCAAACGAAAGTGAAGACAGAGAAGATTCTAATGGAGAAGTAGAAGAAAAAGAAGAAAAGGAAGAAACAAAAAAAGAAGAAAGTAAAGAAGAAAAAGTTAAAGCTGCAATCGCAAAAGCAAAACAAAAAGTCGCACAGAAAATACTTGCAAAAATTGTAAGTACAAATGACACAATTGCACTAGATAGCACAAAACTTGCTTTAATGATTGCATTGTCAGATCAAGATGGTTTTAGCACATACCAACAACTAACATTACAAGATATGGAATTTTATCTAGATGACGGACTACTTGACGCATATCTACCTACAAATAATATAAGTCAGTATTTTTTATTTGGTGGTTCAGATGTTTTAATGAATGATCTTGTAAATATGCAGTACGAGTAATTATAAATATAATAGACAAGTAGAGAGGTCAATGATGAAAAAACAAACAGAATTAGAATTTGCTGGTGTAAAAGTAAAAGGAAGTAAGATGCTTCTTATATTACCTTTACTCGGGTCAATCATAGGTGCTCTTTGGGGAGGGTTTGTCTTCTATAAAGATTACTTAGATATGAAAGAACAGATTCTAAGTTACACTGCACCAGACTTATCAGGTTTTGATAAAAGACTTGAAGTTATGGAATCTGAATTAAATATGATAATGGACGAAGTAACACTAGTTGCAGATGTGGCAAAAGAACTTAAAAACGATCTTAGACAAGATATTAGAAGAATAGAAAAAATTGTCGAAGATGTAGAACAAAGAGTAAAAGAAGATGCAAGAGAAAATGTTAAAGATTTTAAAGAACTTAAAGAAGAAGTTGAAAACTCTATTCAAAAAGCGTTAGAAAATCCATTAAACAACATGAGAAAACAATAATATGATTTGGTTATTACTTTTAACAGTAGGCGTTTACGGAGCATGGCGTCTTGTCGATAAAATATCAGACGACTTGAATCCTTATAATTTCGATACAAAAAAGTAAAGGACAGAATTATTGGTAGACCCAGTAACTGCGTTAGCGACAGCTAGTGCTGCATTCAATTTAGTCAAAAGAGGTTTTAGCATTGGTAAAGATATTGAATCAATGGGAAAAGACCTAGGGCGCTGGATGGGCGCTGTAGCAGATATTAAGAAAGCTGAAGAATACAATAAGAAACCCCCAATATTTAAAAAGTTATTTGCGTCTGGTTCAATTGAAGAAGAAGCAATGCAAATCTTCATGGCCAAAAAGAAGGCTGAAGATATGCGAAATGAACTTAAACAAATCATCATATTTTCTAGAGGCCCAAATGCTTGGCAAGAACTATTAAGAACAGAGGGTGATATAAGAAAGAAAAGACAAAAAGCAATATACGATCAAAAGGAAAGAAGACGACAATTACTTGAAGGTATATTACTTACAATTCTTGTCCTTTTAATTGGTGCTACTTTGATTGCGTCTTCTTGGATGATCTTTAAATCACAAGGTCTAATTTAACCCTTGACAATATACTCAATATAGTGTAGATTATATATTGCAGGTTCGGAGTACTAGGCCTAGTAGGAGTTTTCATAACTCACATCGTCAGTAAGATGGCGCACCGCCAACACATTCATGGGCCATGGATGGCCTGCACTAAAAATAGAGGTAAAATTGCATATTGTCCATAATACCACAAAATGTTCTAAATCCGACACGCTAGCATCGCCGCTAGGCCCTGCCGAAGAGGTGTCCGTGTATGATTGTACCCCCGAAAAAGCAGTAAAATCAAGTAAAATTAACCCTTGACATATCACACTAATAGGTGTATTATAATGACTATGTTAAAAGCAATATTCTACATTATTATAGGAATGTTACTAATACAAGTGAACTGGTCTCTTACATTTGAGATATTAGGACACTTTTTTTTAAACCTAGCAAACGGAGGCTAAATGGCATATAATCGTGCAAATAAAAACAAAAGAACTTTTCACAATAAAAGTTTTAATAACAAACCTTTTGAAAAAAAGGAATATGTAAAACCCAAAGGGTTACAAGTTATTGTAAAAAATGGTGACATCCAAAAAGCATTAAGAAAACTTAAACGTATAATTAAGGATGATGGTCTTTTAGATGATATTAAAAATAAATCTCATTACAGGAAACCATCAGAAATTAAAAGAGAAAAGAAAAAGGCAGGTCGTGCCAGATGGTTAAAGAAAAGAAAAGAGTTTAGACAAAATCATGGTTACTAATGTCAAACGATAATGATAATGATAAAGACCCTAAAATTATCAAGGGGCCTTGGTTGGATGAAAACCAATTAACTCAAGAAGTCATCAATGATTTAAATCGATTAGATCAAGAAGAGAAATTTAAAGAACAGGCGAAAGAACAAACACAACCGTTTGAAGAAAGAGTCACTGTAGAACTGATTGAGTACTTTCAAAGATCGCACAAAAGAAAACAAGAGATAAAGGCGTTAGTTGATTTAAATAAGATTAAAGCTGGAATAATCGAAGGTTTAAGAATACAAGAAACAAAACTAAAACAGGTTATTGTAGAATTAGAAAAACGAATAAAAGAGTTGGAAAATAAAAAATGATTATTATTGATATGAATCAAATTAGTGTTGCTAGTTTAATGATGCATTTATCTATGGAAAAAACAAAGATAGTTGAAACAGATAAAGTAAGACACATGATTCTAAATTCTATTAGAATGTATAGACAACAATTCAATGAAGAATATGGTGAAGTTGTTTTAGCATATGATAGTAAACATTATTGGCGTAGAGATTTCTTTCCTTACTACAAAAAGAATCGTAAAAAGGTAAGAGATAATGATGGTAATAATTGGGAAGATATATTTGAATGTTTAAATAAAATTAAACAAGAGATCAAAGATTATATGCCTTACAAACATCTTGAGATACAAGGTGCAGAGGCAGATGATATTATTGCAGTATTGGCAAAAAACATCGATGAAAAAATGATGATTGTCAGTGGCGATAAAGACTTCATACAATTGCATAAATATAAACAAGTACGACAATATAGTCCTATACTAAAAAAATTAGTACAGGGTGAAGACCCAATCGACTATATAAAAGTACATATATTAAAAGGGGATTCGTCTGATGGTATTCCTAATGTGTTGTCAAATGATAATGTATTTGTAGAAGGTATAAGACAAAGACCCCTAAGTAAAAAGAAGATCGAAGCGTGGAAAGAAGGCGAGTTTGAAGGCACTACAGCAACACAAGAAGTTATGAGAAATTATGAACGAAATAAAACACTTATAAACTTAGATTATGTTCCTGTTGAACTCTCTGAAAATATACTTAAAACATTTCACGAAGCTCCATGTGGAGATCGAAGTAAAATATTAAGTTTTTTTATTAATAGTAAATTAAAAGAACTTACAGAAAGTATAGGAGACTTTTAAAATGGCAGTAAATAAAAATATATTTAACACTAATACTAACAGCTCGGGTACGTTGTTAATATCTGAAGTGTTAGATAAAGTACACAAAGCAAAAACAAAAGCAGATAAACTAAAAATTTTGCAAGCAAATGATTCTGCACCACTAAGAATGGTAATCAAATCTTCATTTGACCCAAAAATTGAATGGATATTACCAAAGGGTGAAGTACCATTTAAAGCAAATGATGTTCCAGCTGGAACTGAACATACTAGACTTCATTCAGAGTCAAGAAAACTTTATCGTTTCATCAAAGGTGGTGATGCAGATACACCTCAGTACAAAAAAGAACTTATGTTTGTACAGATGTTAGAAGGTTTACATGAGTCAGAAGCAAGAATGTTAGTAAATGCAAAAGACAAATCTTTACATAAAGTATATAAAGGTTTATCAAAAGACTTGGTTAAACAAGCATTTAATTGGAACGAAGACTTTAATAGAATAGACGCATAGGTGGTAAATTGCAACTTGCAGATTACATTAAAATATACGAAAGTAAATTAAGTAAGAATCTTTGTAATGACATAATTAATTTTTACAAAGAAAATGCTATTTGGAAAGACTCAACGTTTTCTAGCAACAAAGAAAACACTGGTTCGTCTAGTGTTAGTATGCGAGAACATTGGGTACGACCAGGTAAAAAATTCCACAATGAACTAGACAAAACTTTTAAAGAATGTGTTCATTGGTATACGCAAGAATATCCTAGAATTACACCAATCGCATATACGGCATTTAGAATAAACCACTATGGTAAAGGTGGATTTATGAGAAACCATGTTGACAATATTTACAAAAGTCATGGTCAACAATATGGTTATCCTCACTTAACATCTTTAGTATTTTTAAATGATGACTATGAGGGAGGCGACTTCCTTATGTGTGATCAATCTATCAGACATAAACTCAACCAAGGTGATGTGATTGTCTTTCCTAGTAACTTTATGTTTGACCATGAAGTTGAAAAAGTTACTAAAGGTGATCGATATACCTGTATGACATGGATAATGTAAAATGAACTACATGAACGGAAAATTCAGACACCAAAGAGTATTCTCAACACACATTTTTTCTTGCGATAATTTTTATCCATTTGTAGAAGAATTAAATGCTACTGTTCAATTAGGATACGAACCACATATTCCTAATTGGCAATCTAGACCTAATCTTCACAAAGAAAATAACTTTAAAAATTTTGCAGAATATATTATCGAAGCAAACAAAGAAGTAATTCGTGATAACTTAGGTTATATATTTGATGATATTAGAATTACAGACATGTGGGCAAATGTATTGAAACCTGGTGAGTATCACGCACCACACACACATTCAAATAATTTTTACAGTGGTGTGTTTTATCTAGACGCAGATAACACATCTGGCATTTGTTTTTCTGACCCCAAATCACAAGCAAATGTTATTGTACCCGAATCAAATCCAAATCTAGACAATGCAAATGTTCTAGAATACAAGGCCGAATCGAACCGAATCTACATATTTCCTAGTTGGATTTCTCATTGGGTACCCGTATTAAAAGGGAACAAAACTAGAACATCTGTATCTTGGAACATTCAACTTAAAGGAAACGTAGGAAAATCAACACATTTTCAGAGTGCTTTTTTTGAATAAAATGCCAAATTAACCCTTGACTTAATAGTATATGCTTGATAGTATAGCTATATAACAAGAGAGAGGTTAATATGTACAAAGTAGAAAAAACGGCAGAAACACTATTCAACGGAGTTGATAACATGATGAACGGTGCCAAAGAAGATTATATTAAATGGTCTACTATGGGTGGCAAAGAGTTAACAGGTTATACAAAAGAACAAGTTGATGGTTGGGACGATAAAATCAAAGTAAAAGCTGGACAAAAATACATCAAGATTGTGAGAGACAATTCTGTATTTGCGTTTGTTAATATCAACAATACTAAATTCAAAAAAGGTGATATATTTAAACCTGCGGGTTATAACAAACCTGCTTTGAATGCGGCAAGAGGAAATGTTTTAGAAGGTGGATACCACATTCAATGGACAGGTCCTTTATACTTAAAATAGAAAGAGAGGTGTATAATATGAAAACGTTTTTATTAAGTACTGCGATTTTATCATTAATTATGGCTGTAGGTGCAATCGAAGATTGTGGTGGTCATTGTATGGGTCAAGAGAATTGGGCAATGTTCTTTATCATGACAGGTATAGGATTAGTTTCAGGTCTCTTTGGAATATCTTTACAGGATAAACAATAAAATTTACGAATTGGGTTATGCGACCTCTCAACCTCATCATCAAAATGCATAACCCATACCCACACTATATTATGAGGTTGACTTGAAAAGTGGGTACTATGTAGGGGGGCAACCATTCGGATATGCCCCCCTATTTTTTCTAAAGAGGGAACTATGCCAAAAGTAAAAATTTCACAAAAAGAAAGAGACACAATTTCTCGTAGAAAACACTATGAGTATATTAAATCTTTAGGTGTCAATATTGACACAGATACAGGTATTATTTCAAATGATTTTTCTGGTTATGATATGCCAGATTATCAATCTAATCGATGTTTGATTCCTACCAGTGACAAAATTTCTTATGTATCACCGAAGAAAGCATTACCTAAGTTAGAATTACCAGAGGGAAAGGCAATAAGTATAGCATATAACAAGGGAAATTATCAACTCGTAGATAAGGAAGACTTGAAGAATGACTAAAAAGTTTGTAGGAAATATTGTTAGTGTATCTGGTGGAAACAAAAAACAAAGAACTGAAGTTTTTGAAATGGCATTCTGGTATATTGATAGATATATGTCAAGATTTAGAAGTCTAGAAATAGACATAGAATTAGTTTCAGAAAAGACTCTTGATTTTGAAGATGCTCATGGGTGGGCAGATAAAATGGATAGACGAAAGTTTGAAATAGAACTTAATAAAAATTTAAAAGGTGATGATTTTATTACAATAGTATTTCATGAACTTTGTCATGTAGAACAATGGGCAAAAGGATTGTTATCTGATCTTAACAAAAAAGGTAGTATTGTAAGGTGGAAAGGTCATATTTACGAAAACTTTCCATATACAAAACAACCATGGGAAAGACAGGCATATAGAAAACAAGAAGTTGCTTTGAAGTATTGGAAAAAATATAAGAAAAGCAAGGAAAATAAAATATTGACAATAGATGTAAAATAGGTTATTATAGAATCATGAATATATTTGAATTACATAAAGACCCAGTTATTTGTTCCGAAATGCATTTAGATAAACATGTTGTAAAGATGCCAACAGAGTATTGTCAAATGTTATGTACAGCTCATCGTGTATTAGACGGAACTGAATACATAGGACAAACAAAGACTGGTAGACGAGCAAAAAGGTGGAAACTAGATGATGAACGAGAATATAATCTTATGCTCGCTGGACACATCAAACACCCCGATACATTATGGGTAATGAAGTCAAGATCAAATTACTATAAGTTATTCTTTTTATACATGGCATTACTTGGCGAATACACTTATAGATACGGAAAGAAACATGGTGCAGGTAATTACTCTTTCTGGTTGCAAAGAGCACCAAATAATATACCTGATATTGGTTTAACTGAACTACCACAATGTATGCCAGATTATTGTAAAACTGATAATGTTATTAAAGCGTATCATAAATATTATATCAATGAGAAAAAAGGTTTCGCAACGTGGAAAGGCAAAATTAACGCAAGACCAATTCCGTCTTGGTATTTACAGGGGGAAAATGGACTGGCATAAGTTAGTGGATAAAACTTGGTTTTGGACTAAATGTTTATTTGCAGCTGGATTATTTTCTGTTGCAACATTTGTGTATGGTACATTTAATCCAAATGCAAAAGTTATTAATAATATTCAAAGTGAATATGATGAAAAGTTAATTCAAAAATTAATTGATATGGATTTGCATGAACCATCATTTGAGTATGTTAATAATGTACAGTTTGTTCAAGCAATGCATAAATGTATTGACTTTTTAAATATGACAACTACATATGAAAAGCGTGTACCATATGAAATGATTATTGGACAGGCAGCTTTAGAAAGTGGTTGGGGCGAATCAAGGTTTGCAAAACAAGCAAATAATCTTTTTGGTATTAGAACTTTTTCATCTGAAGTACCACATCTACTACCAGAGGGAATTAAAAATTGGCCAGGATGGGGTGTAAGAAAGTTTAAAACTAAATGTGCATCTGTAACAGAATACATGAGATTGTTAAATGAACATTCTGCATATAAAGCATTTAGATTAATGAGACAAAATATGCTTGATAAAAATGTACCTTTAGATGCAATGAAATTGATTACAACTTTAGGAAATTTTTCTACAACACATGATTATGATAAGAGAACTAAAAAAATGATATTAAAAATTAGACAAATGGAAAAAAACCTCTTGACAAAAGGTTAATAATACTTTATTATAGGAACAATATGCCAGGAAAATGGGATGGTAAATCAAGAATTTCTAACGACTTATATCGTAAAAGACATGAAGAGATATTTGGAAAAAAGAAAATGAAGAAAGCTAAAAAAATAAAACTTGACAATGGTAAAACTAAACCTATAAATGTTAAAGTTGGATATAAAGATGCACCAAAGATTTTTGTTGACCCTAAAAAAGTCAAAGTTACAACGTCAATTATACGATTTCCATTTGAAAAGGAAAACCAATAATGCCAACTTATACATTAATTAATACTGAAACAGGTGACGAGTTTAATGAATTTTGTTCTTGGGATGATCTTGAAATATTTTTAAAGGCAAATCCTAAGTTTAAACAAAAGGTATCAGCACCTGCTCTTGTTGGAGATCATATTGGTGGAGTTGGCCCAAAAGTAGATAATGGATTTAAAGAAAATCTATCAAGGATTGCAGAGGCACATCCTACATCTGCATTAGCAGATTCATATGGAAGTAAATCTACAAAAGACATAAAAACACATCAAGTATTGCGTAAACATGGTATCATTAAACAATCTGGCGAAAAAAGAAGTAATAAATAATACACTATGACTAGAGACAGACACAGACAACTAACAGACTTTCAAAAGGCAAAAGAAAAAGAAGCCAAAGAAATGAATATGTCTCGTTCACTAAAAAAAGAAGTAAATGTAGGTGCAGGTGGTACGCAAGACTATACAATTAAAGAAGGTATCAATAAAGGTAAAATAGCAAAGGACTTTGACAAATGAAAAATAAATTATATACAGCATTCATGTCTCACGCACAAGGACATATCGACAAACATGTGGCGAATGTAGCAGTAATGTTAGAAAAACCTGTAGGTATCGGTGAACATGCTGATATTATAGAGACAATAGAAAAAGAAATGAAACAAGTTGCAGAATACGAAGATTTAAAAGCTTGTATGAAAAAACATTTTGGACAGGATAAAGGTACTTTAAGTGAGTGATCTTGATTTAATTAAACTGTCTGATATGGTTGCAATTAAACCTATTGGTGATAATCAAAAAGAAGTTTTTGATCACTACAAAAAGGGTGTTAATCAATTTGTATTTGGTGCAGCTGGAACAGGTAAAACTTTTGTGTTATTATATAATGCTCTTAAAGAAGTTTTAGACCCAGATAAAAAACCTAGTAGAATTATTATTGTTAGGGCATTTGCACCAACAAGAGAAAATGCATCTGATAATACTAACATAGAACAGTTTGAAACAAATTATAAAAACATGGTACAATACATGTTTAAACAACCAAATGATGATGCGTTTAGAATGTTATTCGATAGATTAAAAACGCAAGGTGCTATTCAGTTTGCTAGTACATCATTTTTAAGAGGATTGACATTTGACAATGCTATTGTTATAGTGGATGAATGTCAAAATATGAATTTTCATGAACTAGATACTGTAATCACTAGAATAGGTGCAGATACAAAAATTAACTTTGCAGGTGATTTCTTTCAATCAGATTTAGTTGATACAAATGAAAGAAATGGTCTACATGACTTCATGAGAATACTAGAAAACATGAAAACATTTACTATTACAGAATTTACAATCGGCGATATTGTGAGAAGTGGATTAGTAAGAGAATATTTAATAGAAAAAACCAAATTAGGTTTAGGAGTAGAAATATGATTAACAATTGGGAATCAAGTTTAGAAAAAATATTGCATCACGAAGGTGGATATGTAAATCATCCAAAAGACCCAGGTGGTGAAACAAATCTTGGTGTAACTAAAAGAGTATATGAAGAATGGGGTGGAACAAAAGACATGAAAGACTTATTGGTCGAAGATGTTAATCCTATTTACAAAAAAAATTATTGGGATA